CCCTAAGTCTGAAGGCTCTAAAACACGTAGTTTTATTCGTGCTGCACTAGCCTTTGACCCACAACTGCAGGCCGCTGAACAGATGCAAAACATCAAAGGCCCAGGTGGTTTGTCTTATGCACAGTTGCTTGAAATGCAGGAAGCTGGATTTGCACCTGATGATGTGTTCGGTAGTGTTACACGTTCTGGTGGTGTGTCTTATGATTACACAGCTACAACTGCAAAAACTACACGTAATGATTACTCCCGTAGATTGTCAACTAAAGTATTCTCAGTAGATCTAACAGATCCTGTAGACTTTGGGAACTACACTGCAGGAGATGATACAGATAAAGCACAGCTTAAGTCATCTGTATTAGGAGCAGGTACAGCACTAGCACGTCTAGAGAAAGACATTGTTCTCGCTAACCGTGGTAAAGATCTATCTATGAATGCTTTCCGTAAGGCTATTCTGGATGACATCTATGATCGTGTAGACTCACCAGAAGAGTTAGATACTCTAAAAGAGAGTGTCGCCAATGGTACAGCACTAAAGATTGTACAGGCTACAGGCGGTAAGCTGACTGACGATGACATTGATGCTATTATTGCTGGTACAATGACTGAAGAAGAAGATACTACTGATGTTGGTACTTCAGGTACACCTAGCTTTCGTGATAGAAGTGATGAATTGACTAGTGCTACACCACCAGAGCCTGAAGCAGAGCCTGAAGCAGAGCCAGAAGAATTAGACCCTGAAGTAAAGCGTATGCTAGAAGAAGATGCTGATGAAGATCCTGACGAAGTAAGTACAACGGGTGCAGCTGCTACAGCAGCGTTAAATATAGAAAACGCAGAGAAGAGAGCCGCATCTGTTTCAGACATAACCTATTCAGATTGGAAAAAGCTATCTCGACAAGAACGTAAGGATAAAGGCTATCCTGTACGTAATATAGACGGTGTGTATACTGATCCTGACGCATGGAAGCCAGAACCAGAGGATACATCAGGTGAGTCAAAACCCGTACTTAACACTACAGACTTTGTAAATAAGTATGGAAATGATATTATTGAGTTTATTAACGATAACGAGACAGACGTTACTGATAGAGAAGACATCAAGAGTACACTAGCTGCATGGTTTAGTGACAATGCTGGAAATCCAGAAATATCAGGTACAATGAGCCTAGACAATTTTACTGAGCTTATGTACAATGCACTAAACGAATAAGGAATAACTATGTCAAATAAGTTCGCTTATTACACACCTGAGAATATGCAAGATAAGAAGTTGTCAGATCTCAAGTCTGACCCTGCATTTCTTACAGATGCTGTTACCTTTCTTAAGTCCAACCGTAAAGGTTATACCTCTGATGACATTAAAGATATGTCTGCTAATGATGTAGTGTCTGAGGTACTGGAGCACTTTCGTTATCAAACAACCAATGAGGTAACGGTAGCTAAAGATATATACTTTATGAATGATGACTCTGTTGACACAAAGCATCGTGAGTCTTTTGGTAGACTTATGTTTGCCTTTGATAATGCTAAGGGTGAGGGTCTCTTTGATCGTGGTGGTGAGAAGATTGGCGACTACTTTATGGGTACAGCCTCTGCTCCCTCTACGTATGCCTCTGCTGTTGCAGGTGTAGGTAGTGCAGGCGTAGGTGCTGCCGCTATTCAAGCTACTAAGCAGGCATCACTTCTTGCACTACGCACAGCAGGTAAGCAGGCTATTAAGCGTAGCCTTGTTGCTGGTATGGCTGATGGTGCTATTGGTGCAGGCTTTGAGTATGGTAATCAGAAGATCCGTGAAGCGGCTGCAGATGACATGGATATGGACTATAAGATAGACAAGGGTGCCGTAGCTCTTAGTGGTGCGCTGGGCTTTGCCGTAGGTGCTGGTACGTATGGTGCTGGTGCAGCATTGCAACACAGAGGTGCTAAGAAGTTAGCTGATACCATTGATGAGGGGCGTGTTGCTAATGCTGACCGTGTAAAAGAAGCGGCTGCTCTTGCTTCCATCAAGACTAAAGAAGCTGTTAAAGACCCTAAAAAGTTAGCTAAGATGGAAGCTGCTACAAAGAAAGTATTAGAATCTATTGACCCTACTTTAGTCAAAGAGGGTGACTTAGTTAAGAAGTACTTACTAAGTAATGACATGCCTGAAGGTGTAATAGGGGGTCTTAGTAAAGAAACAATACAACGGTTAAGTGCAGCATCCTATGAATTAGCTGAGCGTATTGGTGCAGACATAGCAGATCCTAACATTCGTATCACAGAAGTACTGGCTAATAACATAGGCAAGAACAGGGAAGCTTTTCTAAGCGTAGCACAGGAATTTGGCTTGTCTCCTCGACAGCTTTCTGCAGCATACGCATCTGAAGTATCAACAGCTGCTAAAGTACTTGCAGGGCAGAGCGCTATCTCTAAGAAAGCTAAGCGAAAACAGCTAGATGCTTTGTCTAAAAAGGTAGATGAACTGTATGAAGCGGGTATGGCCCCTGTTAAAGCAGAAGACTTAACAGAAATAACTAAGGCTACACGTGATACGCAGGGTGTTATCTGGAAGAAATTTAAAGATGTTGAAAACGCTAGGCGTATGTTTATGACATCACAACCTGCTACTACTATGCGTAACAACATATTCTCTGTAGCCATGACTGGTATCGACATTATAGATCAGCTTAATCAGTCTGTGCTTAATACTATTACTAAAGGACGCAAAGAGGGTATGGCTACCTTCAGGGGTACTTTTGATAACCTCAAATACCTCACTAGAGATAACTATGTAGCTGACTCTCTTGTTACTATGATTGGATCTGACTCCCCTGAAAAGCTACAGAGAGTGTTCTTTGATGCTGCTTTGGTGGAAGCTAATGTAGTCAAGGATACTTGGCTTGCTAAGCTAGGTGCTGCATCTAACACTCTTAACACTATGTCAGACTTTGTAGTGAAACGTGCTGTTATTGCTGGTAGCATAGACCGTCAGCTTAAGAAGCTAGGTGATGAGAAGCTGGGAACTAGCGTCATGGACATGCTCAAGAAAGGTACAGTAAGCCAGCTACCTGATGATATGCTTGATGAGGCATTGGATGAATCCCTAGCATTTACTTTCCAGCGTAAATTTGGTGGTAAAGATGCTAGTGGGATGAATCAGTTCGCTGCAGATACTATTAAATATATTCACAACTATGGTCTCACTACTGTGATACCTTTCCCTCGCTATCTTGCTTCACAGGCTAAGTTTATATCTGACTACACAGGATTAACTATACTTCGCCGTGGTGTTAAAGGTGCTACTACAGAAGACTCAGCTAAGGCTATGACGGGTGCTTTAATGTTTGGTGGCCTGTACATGACACAGAAAGAGAATATAGCTAAAGGATTGGAGTGGTTTGAAGTAGAAGGCGAAGACGGTAAAGTATATGATGGACAGGCAGCGTTTGGCCCCTTGTCTGCACACGTATATGCGTCTAACTACATTGCCCGTCTTATGGAAGGTGCGCCTGTTAAACCTAGTGCTGAGGCAGCTAAAGATCTGACTAAAATCATGGGTGCTACAGAGTTCCGCCCTGGTACAGGTCTTGTAGATAATCTTATGAAAGCGCTAGAAGCGGGTGATACAGAGCCTCTGCTTAACCAAGTAGGTGATTACTTTGGTTCCTTCACTTACCCTGCTGCAGTACTTAAGGACTTTTACGGACAGCTAGATCCACGGTCCTCTTACTTACCAGAGACAAGAGGTGCTACTGTTGAGGGTAATATCTCTCCTGAGAATATCAACCCTATCATGTACAACATTCTTGAGTACGGCTTACCGTTTGATGTACCTCTATCGTCTTATCAGCGTGTAACACGACACCTACCTGACTTTGATAGTGCTAAGATTAGCAAGCAACTAGACGACTTAACAGGCATTAATGTTGCACCAGAAACACTAGCCAATTTCTTAGAGTTTGCTAGTAGTTCTACACGTACATACTACCAAACACAGTATACTAAGGATGCTGAAGGTAACAACATGCGTCAGGATGCTATTAGGTTTGACATCTTTGGTAATGGTCCTATCAAGTTGCAAGATCCTATCGTTAAACAGATCACTGGGTTTGTAGGTAGGCCTCCTAAGAATGCACTGCAACGTGAGATGTCTCGCTTACAGATTGACCCCTTTAAGCTGTACAATCCTTATCGTGAACAGAACGTAGCATTAGAGCTATTCACACAGCAAAAGATGCAAGGTAATCTAGCTATGTACGCTGAGCAGTATATGGACTCTGAACGCTACACAGCTGCTGTTTCTGATGATGATAAGCGTATGCGTCTGCAAGCTTTCCTAAAGAACCAGATTAGAGTAGCTCGTGAGGATGCCAAGGATACACTAGTACGGATGGGTACTATGAAAGATGGTGTTGGTGACTACCAAGCCTATATGCGAGGTGAAGTAGAGGCTATGGGTAGGCAGGAGAAACAACGTGCTGACATGGCTTGGGCTACTGTAGCTGGTAAGTATGGATACGAGGGTAAGACCTTCGATGAGTCACTTGATGCTGTAGACGAAAGTAATGAAGAAAACAAAGAAGTGTATAAAGCAAATATGAGAGAGATGTACCTAGACTTAAGTAAGAACTATGACAAATTCTTGAAAGGTCTTGTAGACTAACAAACGAGAGAGGGGAGCCACTAAGCTCCCCTTTTCTTTATCGTAGACCGTGTTTCTTAGCACAGTGTTTAGACCATAGCACCAGTGCAGTAAGATGCTCTAGTGCTTTTTCTTTTTCTTCACTGGCCCAGAGCATCTTGTTTAAGTAAGACTCGATGTCTTCAGCATGTTGGGCTAACTCATCGTAGAACTTAATGCGTGTGCCTTCTACGTGCGCTTTGGCTTCTTGTTCTAACTTCATTTAGATGCTTCTTTCTGACTCAAACGTGTATAGGCTTTTTATGATAGTAGCCTTTGTTTCTTCACAGACAGAGGCATGTTTACTCATGTTCTCCTCTGCAGGTATGACCTGTAAGTTACCACTCCAATGAGGTCCACCATCAGAGAGAGGCCACATATGATCTACGTGGTGTTGTACTCCTGTGGCTTCACTTATTATGTTACGCAGTTTGTATATCTGTACTAAGCGTTTCTTCTCATGAGGGCAGTCACGTAGGTGTACGGGTACTTGCTTTCGCTTAAAGGCTCTGCGTCTTGCTTGTGTAGCAGCTTTCTTTTCCTTGTTAGCTTTGCGCCAAGTTCTAGACGCTGCTCTAGCCTTTTCTCTGTTAGCTTCGTAATAAGTTTTTTTATTAGCGAGTATCTTTTCCCTATTAGCTTCACGATAAGCTCTTTGGTGAGCAGCTATCTTTTCCTTGTTGGCCTCTCTGTAAGCCTTCCTCTTTTCCTTATTAGCTTCAGTATAAGCTTTTTTCCTAGCAAGTATCTTTTCCCTATTAGCTTCATGATAAGCTCTTTTTCTAGCATTCTCCTTTTCCCTATTAGCTTCATAATAAGCTCTTCGGTAAGCTGCCTTCTCTTCCTTAGTTTGAGCCATCACAAACCTTCCTTCATAAACACCTTGACCCACTCAGCGCAGATACCACTACGCACAATGTCATCAATACCAAACTCTACTACAGGAACATCAAGCATGTGCTTCTTAGCTAGGTGTATGATCTTAGCTAGACCAGACGTACCCTTAAGGTCAGACTGCTGGATGTCACCATTGAGTACAATAGTACTGCCTTCACCCACACGAGTCAACAACATCTTGATCTCTGACACATCTATGTTCTGCGCTTCATCAACTATAATGAAAGCATCATCAAAGCTACGCCCACGCATCAACGCCAGAGTAGCTACTTCGATGTTACCGTTCTTGAGTCCTGTATCAACAGCGCCACGACCTAAGTGTTTCACCAGTACGTCTAGCACAGGCAATGCCCACGGTTGTGCCTTCTCTTCTAGTGTACCTGGCAGGAACCCAATGTCTTTACCTACAGCTACGTGAGGACGTGTGATTACAATCTTGTCAATCTCTTTGAGTGTGTACAAGTCTGCTGCACATGTAGCTGTAACGTAAGTCTTACCAGTACCAGCAGGGCCAAGGATGAGTACCTGCTTGCTGTTAGTGATGGCATTGATTAACTTACCTTGGTTCTCTGTCTTAGGTAGAATACCAGAGGTAGGCTTAGATGCTGCACCCTTGTAGTTTGTCTTACGGCGAGTACGTGTAGGCTTCTCTAGGGGTTCAATGTTGTTCATAATGCTTCCTTAAGTATTCAAGTGCTTTCTCTACTCCCTTTATGTCATCCCCTAACTTCCCTAATCCGTGATTACAGGGTTCACATATAAAACCTCTAAATCTTAGAGTTTTATGGTCATGATCTAAGACTAAAGACTTGTTATGCTCTTCTCCACAACAATCACAAGTATCACCTTTTAAAGACCCATACTTTGAATATAGTTCTTTTCTTAGCTTTGCTTGCTTCTTAACACAAGCCCTACAACGGTTGTCTATTTTTGTTTTGAATTGAACATGCTTATTAAATAAAGATATATCCTTTTCTTTACCACAAACTTTGCAAACCTGTGTTTTTCCTGTTAGGTCTTCATAAGTATCTTCCATATAAAAAAGATCTAACTGCATACTACCTCCATATTAAAGGAAAGCCCAGCGCCTTAACGCTGAGCCTTTACTCTTAGTATTCCTGCTCTGTAGAGTGCTCTTCCTCTAACTCTACAGGCTCTTCGTCAGCCAAGACTTCCTGCACTACAGTACTTACGGTATCGTAAGTCTTAGTGCCTACATCAACCGTAGTCTCCACTACAGCTATAACTGAGAAGAAGTATAATACAAACTCTAACATTCTAGTTTTTCCTTTAGTTCTGTGTAACCACCTATGTAGTCACCGTTGTTGTCCCATATTTGTGGTACGGTAGTCATACCTGCTTGTTTAATTAGTGTCAATAGCCATTTGCTACTTGATGAACTTAGAGAGTAGGCCGTGAAGCCTACCCTTTTTTCTCGTAGAAGATGCTTAGCCTTAGTGCAAAACTCACACTGATCTGTTCCTACTACTACGTAACTCATACTAGATCCACGATCTCACAGCTGTCACCAGAGCAGGCCATAGTCTGCATAGAAACTGTGTTATCTTCATTCTCGTAGTCGTTAAGCTCTTCCCAGTCAATGCTATCTGGCATAAGCGCAAGCATCTCTTCATACTGCTCCTTAGTGCAATCCTGATAGGGTGCCTGCTGGTAAGTGTGATCTGAGTGTGGCAGGAATGAGACACCTGACATCTCATCAAAGTGTTCATACACAAATGCACCTACAGACATCCACTCAGAATCTCGAACTGAGATAGTTACACTTGGCTTATGTTCACACCAGTGTCGCTGATAGGTGAGCCACAACTCAAGCTGCTCTACAGCTGTCATGTCGTTACGTGTGACAGCCTGCTCAGGAGACTTGACAGGGAAGCTAAACACTACAGTAGAGTCAGGCTTCATAACACAAGGCTCATTAGGGATACCCTGGTCAATCATAAACTGAGTCAAGGGGTCTTTGCTATCACCACGCACAGTACGAATATAATAGGGGCTGTGACGAGCATGAATTCCACTAGCAGAATCAACCAGTTGTGATACCGTACCCGAAGGTTTAACGCAGCTGATACTAGCAGAAGCAGGGATGCCAAGCAACTCAGCCCACTCAGCATTAGTAGCCACAGCAATGGATCGTAAATGTTCAAGGGTCTTCTCCAATCCTTTGTTCTTGTTTGTCATAAGAGGATTGTCCATGATGCCTGTCATAGATACACCAAGCAACCGTTCCTCTGCTGTGTTGTTCTGCCAGACCTTACGTAGGTAGGGGAACTTAATCATGGTAGACTGAATAGTGCCTAAGATTGTAGCAAGCTTAACCTTACGCTCAAGATCCTCAATGCTATCAGTAGCACGTACTACGCACTCCGTTAAGTTGCAAAACTGATAGGGGCGTAAAATGATTTCAGAACAAGGGTTTGTACCAAACTCATAGTTAGGATCACGCCGCCCAAACTTAGCTGCTTGCTTCTTGGATGCTTCACGGTTGAAGATACCACGCTCACCCGACTTAGACTCAACCAGTGCAAGCCACTCACGCATGAATGTTTCCATGTCTGGCTTCTCAGTGTATGATACGGAGTTGTTAGCCAAGGCACGATGACCAGCTGTTTCCCACCACTGCCCTGACTTAGCGTGACGCATACGGTCATCACTCAGGTTAGACAGAGAGATCATAGCTGAGCGGCGCACACCACCTACGACAACGATCTGACCAATGAAGCACATCAGGTCATGACATTCCATAGAGCTAAGCTTGCGTCCTTGTGCCGCCTTGAATGTAGACACAGCAAAGTTAAATAGTTCTACAAGTGGCGCTGGGCCTGATGCTCTACCGCCAAACGTCTTAAGCCTTGCACCTGCAGGGCGTACCTGTGATACGTCCCACTTAGGGATCTCACCAGCCCAGAGGAGTGCAAGAACTTGACGGAACCCCTTAGCCCAGCCTTCCTTACTGTCCTTAACGACAACGATAGACTCACTCTCGAAGAGTTGAGGCACTTCTGGGAGCTTGCTGATGAACTGGCGCTCAACGGAGAACCCGACACCAGTGCCACAGAGGAGAATGTACATAGCCTCATCGAAGGACTTAGGGTCATCTACGGGTAGGTAGCTACAGTTGTAGCCTGCAGTGTTGTCACGATCAAGCGCTGGGCCAGCTGTCATCATAGCTCTCATGGAAGGCATGATCTCTTGTCCAAGAATGGCTTGTTCAATCTCATCAATATAAGAGTTGTCACCTGTGACACGGCGTACTACATTGTCCATGTAGCGCCCTACTGTCTTGCTCCATGACTCACGGCCCTCACCATCAAAGTACTTAGCGTAACGTGATTTGTGAATGAATGATTGGTAGTCTGTTGGTAATTGGTTGCTCATCTATTGTCTCCTGATCCTTTAATAACACCACGCTTAGCACGGTTATTTAGTTTGTCCATGTTAGTCTGCAGTACCTCTGTGAGGTCACTGTTAAAGTAATTAGCCAAGGCAGTAGCGTAGAATACAACGTCACCTAACTCCTTGATAATGTCATCTGATGAGACCTTAGTGTTGTCACGCATTAGCTTCTTGATCTTCTCAGCTACCTCACCAGCCTCACCTACAAGGCCCAGTGTGTTCTCCACTAAGCGTGTCTCACCCTCTGTTATGATCTTACCCTCTACCCAGTATGAATAGTGTTGTGGGCTTACATCCATCATATCTGCAAAGGCATCTATGTCTTCCTGTGTAATCATTGTCTCTCTCTCACGTTTAAGTTCTCTATCTCTACATCATCTATGTCGTAGATAATATCTGTAACCAAGTCATGTATGTCCTGCTCATGGTTGTCCTCGTATGAGGATAGAATGTTGTTGTTATCATGTACCTTAGCAACAAACGTCACGCTAAACTTCTTCATGCACTGCCCTCTGTCTTAGTCCAGCGGCCTAGCGTGTAAACGTTACCCTCTACATTGACTTCCTCTAACTCTTCTAGCTCTACCTCTGCTTCATGAAACTCATCAGGGAACATTTCCTGCATTATGTCAGCCCTTATATCAGAGAAGTCTTCCCAAGCATCAGGGTACATCTCTAAGAACTTCTGTGCTGCTGACATAGTTAGTGCTTCATCAAGAGCAGCCCTCATGCCATCCTCAGAGCCAGCAGAACCAAACACCATACCTGTCTTGATGTTACCGTTCCATTCGCCTTCCTCAATAACAGGGGATAGCACGATGGCTACGTCACCCGCTTTAATCTCGTAAGCCATCATGTTCTCCTTTTGATCTTTAGGCGTTGCTCTTTCATGCGACTGCCATTCTCTTTTAACCACTCTTCAGGTATCGTGCGGTGCGCCCACTTGAAACCCTTCTGATCGCACCAGTCGCAGTACCTACTCTTAGCCCCCTTGTAGAGCCTTGAATTAGCATTACTAAATACAAAACGAATATCTAGTGTAGGATGCTGACGCTGTATCTCTATATGTTTACGTCTATCTGCAGCGGAAAACAACCCCTTTGTCTCAACTATTATGCCGTTGTCTAGCTCAAAGTCTGGTGTGTAAGTACGATACTTTAGATCTTCCCATTCGATCTTTAGCTCTTCGTATGCCACTTTCTTCTGTCTATCCTTGAGATACGCAGCAGCCTCAACTTCAAGGCCACTGCGATACAAGCGTGAGTTGTGTTTCCTAACCATCAAG